AAAGAAGACATGGGCGACATGGACAACTGGAACTCGCATTCCCTACTAAAGTGATCCATCTGAAATATAGTGGCAGGCACAGCTACACTGTTTCAACACATTGAGCGCTACGAACCGCCATCAGATGGTGTTTCATCAGGCAGTTTCTCAAGAGGTGCTTAGCAGCGGGTGTCCACATCAATCAGGTTCAACTTGAGGTACTAAATCGGTTACACAGTCAAATCTTTTCCCGACCACTTTTTAGGGTGGATTTTACGCATTTATCACGAGGCGTCGGTCTCGGACTCTTCTAAATAGCTGAAGAGTTTAGGCTAGTGTGCACTCTGCGTTTAACGGGCTTGTGACCGTCTGACTTACACTGTGTGCCAACTCTGACTCCGAATCGGGCACCCCTCGCGCTACATTCATCACGCTTCGGGGATCCTATCGTCGACAGCCGACATTTACAACACAGTACCTGGCGATTGTGCTCTCACCGCAGGCCGCATTACACTGTGGGGCTTCCACAGGTCGATGCACACTCATTTGTTAACCAGTTTATTCTGGGGTCAAGTTCGCACTATCGTGTGCGTAAACGGCATTTGCATTTAAGCTGCTAGTGGGCAGTCCGCAGACCACCCTCCAAAGATGCTTTGAGGTCCTCCAGTGTCGCGATCCAACAATTTCGTCGCGATCAAAGGGAGTTTATCACCAAACCTCAACTCAGAGAGAGACTTTTCCAGAGATTTCTGGTCTGAATAGTCCCAAGTATACTGTTCGTGGAGGTTTAGCATAACCTCAACACTAGCAGTATGTCTCTTACGCATCTTCAGGCCCTCATCAAATGGAGTGAAGGTTTTACGCGCCACCCAGGCGGCGTGCCCCTCTGTCAACTCCAAGGTCCTGTCAACCAATGCCCGCAAGGGAGGGATAAACTCAGTAGCCCTAACCAGTCCTAGTGCGATGCCTCGCATCATGGACTGGCGCGACACTTCTGCCGGCGGGTTTATGATATATCCAAATTTCGCAAGGACACGACCTGGTTTCGGTCCAAATACGACTCCCTCATTCGTCTCGTACAAGCGGCATGAACAGAATTCGACCTCGTGCAAGTGCTGTCGATACAGCGCCTCACTATCAAAGCCCAACTCAGCCATTCCCTGCTGCCAGGGAAACTCGGTCCACTCAGAGTGGCGCAAGCAATTGTCATCGCCCTGCACCAACATCCTAATAGACAACCTCGACTCTTCAACAGACTTGCCTGTCCATTTACAGTAGAGGTAAAGGTGGGACAACGCGTTGATAATCGAATTCATCAACGACGTGTATGGATCTCCACTCTTTCGTGTGCCTTCACACTTG